GTGGTGAAATATTCGTCGGCGTTGAACCGCCGCACAGGTATTCCGGACGCTGGAGTCCGGCTTACCGGCTTCGCTCGTCTCGCAACGCCGATCTTTCCGATCATGGACAACATGTTCATGGACGTTCAATACTTTGCCGTCCCTATTCGTCTCGTCTGGGACAACTGGCAGAAATTTAACGGCGAGCAAAAAAACCCTGGGGATTCCACCGATTACACCATTCCCCAACTTACCAACTCGTTGACTCCATTCGAGGCCAATTCGCTTGAAGACTATATGGGCCTGCCGGTAGGTGTTCAGAACCTATCCGTCTCGGCCCTCTGGCATCGTGCATACAACCTGATCTGGAACGAGTGGTATAGAGACCAAAACTTACAGGACTCTCTCGATGTCCCAACAGGTGACGGCCCCGACCTTCATTCCTCCGGGACTTACAACCTTCAGCGACGCGGTAAGCGTCATGACTATTTCACCAGCTGCCTACCTTGGCCACAAAAGGGGCCAGCAGTAGAAATTCCCCTCGGTGGCAACGCCCCTATTACTGGCCTGGGCCTTATTGGGTCACCTACTTTGTCAGCTCGAACAAATGTTCGGGTGACAGATGGTCCAAATCAGAATTGGACCGGTGGTGCTGCTGGCAACGAGTTTCTCTATAAAGTTGACCAGAGCACGGACCCTGCAACAGCTAAACCTGAGATCTATGCCGATCTTTCCCAAGCTACGGCGGCAACGATCAACTCTCTCCGCCAGGCCTTCCAAGTTCAGAAAATTTTCGAACGCGATGCGCGCGGTGGTACTCGTTACACCGAGCTAATCAAATCGCATTTCGGCGTTACATCGCCGGATGCCCGACTCCAGCGTCCGGAATACCTGGGCGGCGGTTCAACGCCGATCAATATTTCACCAATTCCGCAAACCTCTCCAACCGGTACTTACGCCGATACCCCTCAGGGCAACCTGGCGGCCATTGGAACAGCTTTAATGAGCAACAATGGGTTCACGGCTAGCTTCACCGAGCATTGCCTCATCCTGGGCCTTGTAAGCGTCCGCGCTGACCTGACTTATCAGCAAGGTCTTAACCGAATGTGGAGCCGGAAAACTCGGTTCGACTTTTACTGGCCTGCCCTTAGTCATATCGGGGAGCAAGCTGTTCTGCAGAAAGAAATCTTCACCTCAGGTGTTCCAGCTGAGGACGATAAGGTTTTCGGCTACCAAGAACGCTATGCCGAATATCGCTATTTCCCATCACAGATTACCGGCCAATTCCGGTCATCCTTTGCACAATCTCTCGACGCCTGGCATCTCTCTCAGGACTTTGCGGTAGCGCCTGTCCTGGATGAGGAATTCATTGTCGAAAATCCTCCAGTAGATCGTGTTATCGCTGTAACCAGCGAACCACACTTCTTACTGGATACCTATGTCCAGATGCGATGCACCCGGCCTATGCCCACTTACGGCGTGCCCGGTCTAATCGATCACTTCTAAGGGGCCGTCATGACTAAAGTCACCGATTCAGCAGGCAAAGCTGTTGAACTCGGCGGCGTCCTTGCCTCGGCAGCCTCCCCCATAGGATGGGGGGGGGCAGCTATTGGCGGTGCCGCTTCTTTACTCGGGGGGTTGTTCTCCAACCGAAGCTCTGCAAAACAGGCCAAGAATCAAATGGCCTGGCAGGAAAGGATGAGCAACACAGCACATCAACGAGAAGTTGCAGATCTCCGTGCTGCAGGGCTCAATCCAATTCTTTCCGGTACTGGGGGCATGGGGGCCTCAACCCCCTCAGGCGCTATGGCGCCGCAAGAAAACATTGCGAAGGACCTCACGTCCTCCGCAAAACAAGGTGCACTCATGCACCAGGACCTTCTCAACGCGCAAGCGCAGGAGAGGGTCCTTGATGCGGATACCGCACTCAAAAACAGTCAAACCGTAAACAATCGTGTTGACTACAACACAAAGCTGGAGGAGCAACCGCTCCGTAACGCTGAAACACAGGCCGTTCTCAAGAGCCTGGGCTATACCGATGCCCAGATTAAAAAGCTCCAGGAAGAACGCCTCAACCTAATTGCTGCGCGTCCTGGTATCCAGGCGGCCAGCACAACAAGCGCCGTCCAAGCACGGACCGATCTAGCTGCAGAAAGAGCGGGGCTACCCCTCGCTCAACGCTGGATCGATGCCGGCGGCGGCGCAACAAGCGCTCTAAAAAATCTCAATCCCCTCTCGGGGATACTCGGTCGTCCAGCCGACCGTGCAACCAAAACCATCGGAAAATAATCATGTCCTCTTACAAAAAGCCAACCCCTCTCCAACCTTTAACTCTCACTTCTAACAACTCTCAATTCAAATCAGCCTATTCAATCAAAGAGCGGGTTAGGCTGACATTCCCTCAACAATCCCGATGGACTAAACAGTCCTTCAAGGACGAATGCGACATAAATATCCTGATGAGTCGCTACAAGGCCACTGGCCAATTACCTAACCTCAACGAGCGCTTGCCTCAATATATCGATGCCACTGGCTTCGAATATCAACAGGCCATGGAAATCGTGGCACAAGCGAATACGCTATTTGAAGAACTGCCTTCGGCGGTTCGAAATCGTTTCGCAAACAATCCCGCGGCTTTCCTGGACTTCACCTCGGACCCGGCCAATGCCCAAGAGCTGCATGACCTCGGTCTGCTCCGCGAAGGGGCAACCATCCACCTCCCAACTTCATCTCTTAAAAACCAAACCCAGCCGGTCCAAGCTATCAGCACAAGGGAGGAGCCGAATAGGCGAACGACCGACCAAAACGCCAGGTCGGGGGACGCCCCCCGACCGTCCGGCGGGGACCACGGTCCCAAAAATCCCTCTTGACCAATCCAGTCGGAACAGCTATTTCTTGATGTAACTGTTCCGACTGACACCAAACAGCCGTTTGGGGTCAAAACTACCCTCCAACCAACCTCCGAAGGAGTCAAAAAACGCTAATCCCTCTCGCAGTCCTCGTTCTTTTTTCTAATATTTTCGTACTAGGGGCACACCATGAAACGACACAAAATGAACGGCAAGGCGTCTCGCAAACAGTTCTCATCTACTGCCAGCCTGACGCACAAAAAGAATCTGGGCGGTAGCCCAATGAGGGGCGGCATTCGGCTATGACCCATGCCTTGCTTCTCTCCCCTACACGGCAATAAATCCGCCGATCTGACTGCAAATGGAAAACGTAAGATTGTGTTCGGCGGCGGGGGGTTCAGAGACCTCCCCGTTACTATCCCATGCGGTCAATGCATTGGGTGCCGCCTGGAGCGGTCCAGACAATGGGCCCTCCGGCTTACACATGAAGCACAGCTGCACGATCTCAAATGTTTTCTCACCCTTACCTATAACGACGAGTCTCTACCTCCAGGCGGAAGCCTGAGACTTAGAGACTTTCAGTTATTTCTAAAAAGGCTCCGCAAACATGCGACAAACAAAATCCGATTCTTCCATTGTGGCGAATACGGTGACACCACCGATCGAGCCCACTATCACGCGATCATCTTTGGCTATAGGCCGGCAGACCTTATCCGGCACTCTGAAAATGGCCAAGGTGATCAACTCTATGCATCCGAAGAACTCGACAAACTCTGGGGACTCGGCCAAGTCCGCATTGGCGAGGTCACCTTCGAAAGCGCAGCCTACTGTGCTCGATACATCCTCAAAAAAGTTACTGGCGAACGCGCAGAAGCGCATTACCGCACCTTCGACCCTCTCACCGGAGAAGTATTTCAAAGGGTTCCACCCTACGTCACTATGTCCAGGAGGCCTGGCATTGCCCGTGAATGGTTCGACAAATATTTCTCGGATATTTACCCCTCGGACTTTCTGGTCCTCCGTGGCAAAAAAATGCTCCCTCCTAAGTTCTATGATCGTGTCTATTCTGGCTTTGACCTTAAAGCGGTCGAGCGCCTCAAGTACCAGCGCCAACTTAAAGCCAAACCGTACAAGGCAGACAACACTCCTCAACGGCTACGAGTCCGTGAAGAAGTGAAACGATCTCAAATCAAAACCCTTACCAGGAGCCTCTAATGCAAACTTTGCTTTTCTCAATCTACGACCAGGTCACTCAAATTTATTCCAAGCCTTTCCATGCGACTAATGTCCAACATGCACACCGGCTATTTAGGAATGCAGTTAACGACATCAATTCAGAAATGAATCGAAACCCGTCTGACTATGACCTGGTGCAACTCGGCTCATTCGATGATCAAACCGGCGCAATTGAATATTCGCCTTTAAATCGTAATCCGCTAAACGGCGGTTCTTTTCCCAAGGAGTAAATAATGTCTTTCGGAATACCTAACCAAAATCATCGGTCCGTTATGGCCCATACATTCAGCCAAGTTCCCAAGGCTGAAATACCTCGATCTACATTCGACCGTTCTCATGGTTACAAAACTACGTTCGACGCCGGTTATCTCGTTCCCTTCCTGGTGGACG